GAAGACTAAACTGGACGGGAGTTCGACTCTCCCCAAGTCCATTGACGGGCTTGATCAGGTTTCGACAGATAGTTGAAAGCAGTTGGAGACATCCGTGCTGGGTTGGTCACGTTAAACGCCCACAACATAGACGATGCATCAAGCTCGTCCTACCGAATGGCTGCGTAAACCGCAGCGGATTCGGCGTTTGATTCACGCGGCAACAGAACGAATCAGGTGTGATGGGATGAAAGTCCCCTCACACTATTCATTTACTTTTAAGGATTTTCTATGTCTCTCAAACTACAAAATAAAGAACACTTCAGTAAAGAAGTACAGGAATTTGTATCTGATCATGGTGGATCATATATGGATGCCGTGCTGGAACTCTGTGAACAAAAAGAGATGGAACCATCAACAGCAGCTAAACTGTTGACAAAACCCATTAAAGACAAGATTGAAGTTGAAGCGATTGATCTGCACTTTATTCCAGGCAATCACCAAAAACTACCTGTATAATGACAGGCTTTGAAGCCTATCAACTCTACCTAGCAGTAAAACTACACTTCACCTCTGATTCATACGACTTTATAAAGTATAAGGGTCAGACTAGAAGTGCCAGTCAGAGTACGTACCAAAAGAGAAAGGACAAATACCTTTTCGAGAAGTTAGCAAAGGTCTGTCCAAGCGATGAACTTGTTCCATTCATCATCGCCAACTTTCTACACAACCCCTGCTACGTAGTTCATCTACTTGAACCAGAAGCGGCAGATCGTTATATGGATTGGAAACGACGAATTGAATCCTTACCATATATCTTTGAAAATGAATGTAAAAGAATGGTATCACGACTTGATCCAAAGAACATACACAATGACTTCAATAGTTTATTTTCAACTGAAGAGTTTTCTCATCCAACCTTGCTTCTCATGTTGCTCCAACAAGACCTTTCCTTTGAGTGTTTTGTCATACTTGACGCTCTGCTAGGATTTTCCAAGAACTGGGATTCGGATTTAACTGGTGATCCAATATGGGAAGAGACATCGAGCAAGTCTAAAAAGTATTATACGTTTCTACATATCAATTTGCAGAAATATCGAAAACTCTTGAAGACTTCGCTTAAGAATGCGGCGCGCGCGCATAAATAAAGGGATAGAAAGTATACACCGTTTTCGTTATGCATCTTTGCATAATCATTTACACAGCGTACATTGCGCAATATTAAGGAGATATTATTCATGTCTTTCAAAACTCTCAAGAAGAATAGCAAAACCACTGCGGCGAAATTGCAGGAAGCTCTGCAAGGTGAGCAAAGCGGATCAGCACAAGCATCGGATGATCGACTCTGGTATCCTGAACTTGACAAAGCTGGCAACGGCTATGCTGTAATCCGATTTTTGCCAGCGGGCGAAGGTGAGGAAATTCCATGGGTGCGTAAGTGGCATCACGGATTTCAACGGGACGCAGACAAGAAGCAGGGTTCGTGGTACATCAATGATTGCCCAACTACAATTGGAAAGAATTGCCCGGTCTGTGAGGCGAATTCTGAATTGTGGGACACTGGGACCAACGCGAACCAGAATCTTGCACGTAATCGTAAGCGCAAGATTAACTATTTTTCCAACATCGTTGTGTTGGAAGACCCGAAGAATCCCGAAAACGAAGGCAAGGTTTTCATCTTCCGCTACGGGCAGAAAATCCATGATAAGATCAGTGAAAGGATTGACCCGGAAAGCGAGTACGAAAACCCGGTCAATGTGTTTGACATTTGGAATGGTTGCAACTTTAAGTTGAAGATTCGCAAAGTGGAAGGTTGGACCAACTATGATGCGTCAGAATTTGAAACTACCAGCGAGTTGTTTGAGGGAGATGAAGCAAAGCAAGAGGAAGCATACAAAACAGAATGCTCTCTGAAAGAGTTCGCATCGCCAACTCTGTTTAAGGATTATGATGAACTAAAGGAACAGCTTAATAGGGTTCTTGGAACATCTCTTCCTAAGAAAACACGAACACCTGTAGTAGAAAAATCAGAAGATGAAGATGATTTTGAAACAGTTGAGGATGTTGATGTAGACGAAGAAGAGAATGATGACGTAGCTGAAGAGGAAAATAATGATGTGGTTGTTGATGAAGGGGAAGTAGGAACTGGAGTAGAAAAATCTGCGATGGATTATTTCCAGTCTCTTGCGGACGATGAAGATAAATGATGTATTGACTTACCCCCCTGTTTGGTTGTGATGCGAAGAGTCTCGGTTAACGCCGAGACTCTTTTTTATTATGCAGTAGTTTATCAAATCATCAGAGAGCGAAGTTCCTGTCTTGCTGCCGGGTCCATGCAGCTTCATTAGGACGAACATATGGAGTCATTATGATGTCTCCTCCTCCTCCCGAAGATCCTCCAGCCGGGGCCGGCATGGCTACAGGGACTACAGTTACTGCGGGGGGGGACGTTTCCATCTTGTTGACACCACCGCCGGTCCTTGGTCGAATTTGGTTATCTCTTTGTTGCTGAAGCTGGAGTGTGGCATCGAGTCGCGCTGTCTTAGCGTCAGCTTCTTCTTTAGCCTTCCTTTTCGTTTCTAAAGCGCCCTGTATTCCCTCTAATTCTGCTTTTGCCTTAGTCTCTTTACTCGTATATCCTACATTTTCCCATCCTTCATCGTTCTTCGTAAGTCCATGCTTTTCATCCCATTCTTTTTGTCGTTCTGCCTTATCTGCCTGTATCATCAATATTGATTCTTTTGCCGTACCTTCAGTCAGTTCCCCCTCTTTTTTCAATTGCTCAAGTCTCTTCTTTCTTTTTGATCTTTCATCTTTCCCAAGAAGTTTCAAAACCCAATCTACTGATTTATAAAAGAACTCAGTAACAGACGACGCTAATTTCATAACCTTATCTACAATATTAAAATTTTCAAGCTCTTTCCCCAGTAGATCAAGGTCTATATCAAGTCCCAGTCCCTTCAAAATACCACCAACAAACATGGAAACTTTTTGAACAAGCCAATCGAAGATATCAGTTGCCATCGTCCCTATTGCACTGAGATGTTCAAGAAACTTCGCCCCATTGAATATGTTGTCTACCAACCAATTCCAAATGCCCCCTCCAAGTCCGAAAAGAAGTTTGAAGTACCCGATGACGCCCTTCACCCATAGACCGGCCAGCACACCTAACCACGTACCCAACAGCGCGAAGTTCTCCATATTAAAGACGTTATCACCTAACCACCCCATAATACTCTTTGCTCCGACAAAAAGATACCCAAGTCCCTTGACTAAAGCGTCACCAATTATTCCGGGTAATGTGCCTAAGAACTCACCAAGTGATACCAGTTTCTCTGGTGTAAAGAACTCTCCCACCTTATCAAAAAATCCAGCAACCTTTTCACCACCAATCCATCCAATAACTGCACCAATTGCTCCTCCAATCAATCCACCGATAAGTGTTCCGACAACAGGAAAGAATGTCCCAATACCAGCACCAATCAATGCCCACTTGCCTGCATTTTTGAAAGCTCCCTTCATACCTGAATCTGTACCTGCAACTGCACCAGCCATGGCAGATGCAGTTTTACTTTTATTCCAGAGTTCAGCTTTTCCATAGCCCGCGATTCCGTCAACTGCCATCCATATCAATCCTGCTGCAAGGCTAGCAACCCCACCCAGACCCTTTATCCACGACGGCGCACCTTTAGGGACAAGACCCTTAAGAATGTTTGGAATGAATGATGTAACCCCCGCCATCGCTCCCGACATCATCGACATCAATCCACCTCCACCTCCATCTTCATCATCACTGGTTTTCGTGCCGCCGCCTGCGCCTTCCCGAATCGCGGCGAGGTGGTCAAGTATAGTATTTCGGAATAGTTTATTCTCCTGTTCCTTTTCAATTTGTCCCAAATTATCTTTATCTGAAGTTGTAAGAAGAAGTTCTTTTATACCACCGAGGATCTTAAATAGTGTAGACTCAAATTTAGTAGATAATACTCCAGTTGCAGCAACTCCCTTCAGACTAGGAAATGCGCCGTTTGCTGTAGAAGCAAGCTTCTCTCTTGCTTCTGTTTTTTTGTCTTTATTCTCAGCCATTTTGTGCTAACTTCTCTTGTTGGTGTCGCGCGTTTTCCTCTTGAATATTTTGATTCAAAAGTATTCTATAAATCTCCAATTCCCACGGCATCATATTCTCTAGTTCTGTTAAGTTAAAATTGTGACCATGTATCATTTCAAACGTCAACCTATAGTA